ATATTCAAACCATGACGGCGGCGCATGGCAATATCCATCAGCGATTCCCAAACCGCAACTCTCTGGTCGACCTGTTGAAAACGATTACCCATTAAATCTTTTACTTGGCAATCACCAATTATAATTCCGTTAATCACCGTACGGAATTTCTGTGTATTCTTCAACCCTTCAATAATTACTTTTGTTCTCATTGTTGTTCCTTAAACGATTCGATATGCTTACACTTGTTTCGATACATATAACCCACACAATTACAGGTTAATTTACCAAATTCTTTTTTGACCAGATATGTCTTACCGCTTGAACCAGTCACTTCAAAGCTGGTGACATTATTTGCCTTTTCTTCTGGCTCTACAGCCACCGTTTTTGCAAATGCCTCCAGACCTTTGTGTATCGCTTTGACAAACTTACGGCGCCGTGTATCGATTGCTCTAGGTTTATCAAATATCTCAATTTCTTTTCCGTGCCATTTTGCCATTGCATACACATTGGATTTACCGTCAAAAAGATAGGTGTGGTTCGGTTGCCGATACTCCACAATCCACTCTGTGACTTCTTGGTATACGCTCAGTTTCATACGAATGTGTTTAATGTTGGTTGATATTCGGTGATCAATTGCCGCTCCCGCTGGTATGCCGCTTTACGACCTCGCACCACTTCTAGCACTTCGTATTGCAATTTTACTTCCGAGTTCTCACGTATAAATTGATAAATTGACCAGTCCTTAGATTCACGGTTAGCTCGGGATAGGTGCTTTTGAATACGAACCTTAACAGACCGTAGAAAAGCACGGCCGGTACTAACAGTAAGGCCAATATAAGTGTCGCCAGTACCTTCAGCACTAATTTGATATAGAACATAGTTCCTGTCATTTCTTCGCTTTCTCATTAAGTTAGTTTACCTTCACTTTGCATTTCGTAGAATAGGTCACGGAGAGCATCATCAGAAAGATTATAATACCGCTCTTCGAGCAAATCACGGACTAATGCAAACATATCAGACTTTTTAAGCTTACGAATGTCCGCCATTTCCACATCGATCATTTTCTGTATAACTGACATATTATTCCTATTCATTAATGGTATTACCTTATCACAACCAGACCAGAAGGCAATGGAAATAGTGTACCAAATTGGTCAAGTGTTGCATAAAAGAGACAAATCATATACCAAGAAAGATGGCAACATTAAAAATTATGAAAAATAACAATATAAACAATGTAAGCAAGAGAGAAAAATCTACCAAAACTAAAAATTTATTCATAATCATATTCCTCATCAAAGAATTCAACCTCGACAACCGTATTAGATTTAAGAGATAGTTTAGAAGAACCACCGTATTCTACCGCTTCAGTCTTAGAGGACTTAATGTAATCAATACCACGATAGGTAAAGGATTCACCGATATCTACAAAAGAAAACAAAATTTTAACCATAAGTACTTTAATTTAACCTCGCATAATAATATAAGAAATAAACCAAGAAAACATCAGAAATAAAACAGAAACTATCACAAAACCAGCGCAAAGCGTGTCGCAGATATGGTGCTATGAATTGGTCTTAGACTTTATCCGCAATTCTCCAATCGATCCTACCACTTCCAGAAGGTATTCCGCATATCACTTCTGCTCATAACAGAATACCCGCATTTTAGATTCTGCTTGCTTTAGAGCCTTTGTAAGCTGTTCCCGTTTAACCTCGCACTCTACCTTGCTATTGAAGGTATCATATACGGTGCTATTGCTTGGCAATTGCAACCAGATGATCAATGCCCACTTCATTCAAGATCCCATGGTTTCATTACGATTACAAGAGCAATGCAACCTATGATTAATACTACTATTGAATAGATTAGAGCAAAAATTTCTGTATCTGTCATATTAAGCTGCTTTCATGAGAATGGTTGGATATTTTACGAAACCTGTGGAGTCTTTTTTTGCTTTACCTTTTGCATACAGGCCGACCACTACACCTTTTGGATCAGTAAAGCGGAGGTCGGACTCATCGCCATTATATACAGGAAGACCTTGATAGGTTTCTGGCATTGGTAGGGATTTCTTGATACCGAAAACGGTGGCGATATTGTAACCTTGCACGATTGCCTTGGATACGTCTTGGTCGTTACCATCAGCAGCAGAGAAGGTGAGGTGATAATTTGGTATGCTTTTGATTTTACGGTTAAGCATCTTGGTGTAATCGTAGAAGGTTACGTCAGGAAATGCAAGGAAGATATTATCGAAGCTTTGACCGTTACGGGTTACTGGATACTTTTCGAAAGCAATATCAGAGGTGCCATTCAGGCGAAATACCGAAATAAGACCTTTTTTCTGACCTTGCTTAATACCTAATTCGATATCCTTGACCAGCTCGGTAAAGAATTGAGTACGGTTCTGGAAGAATAACCTGGTCTTCCGAATTCTTGCCTGCTGAATGGCATTGGTGGTTTCACCTTTTTTGATCATACCACCACGACCAGCTGTATTCAAGCAAGCTGCCGTGCAACCTTCGGTCCGCTTAGGACAGGTTTCGAAGCCTGATAGGTTAGCAGGTGCAAGGTGTAGAATAAAGGTCAAATAACCTTGCTGCTGACCTTTGAGGGTCTTGGGATTGCCGGTTGATAATAATTTCATGGTTACTCCTTAAATGCTGCTACAATTTTATCCAGGATCCGCTCAGCGGTTTCCTCATGCTCTTCGCCATTGAGACCACCGCACAACCTTGCTTCCTCCAGTACGTCATACAATAGATCGAATTCTTCTTCCGTTAACTCTATGCTTTTACTCATCTTTTTCCTTATTAAAGTACCACTATAATACCACCTTGCACCGTTGGCAAGCAAAGTAGCATTATGGTGTTGCTTTAAAACAACACCAACCGATTAAGCGGCAACCTTCGTAATAACCGACCACTTATTGGAACCTTTTACCTTGCGCTTTTCACGCTTCAAGGAAGGAGCTTGCAGCTTCGCTAAACGCTCTTGGAGTTTAGCAATACGTGCTGCTTTCTTGGACTCACGGTCCGCCTGCTTCTGCTCCTTAGCAGCAGCTTTAGCAGCAAGTGCTTCACGACGCTCCTGCTTTGCATCTAAGCGGAGCACTGCTATTTTGCTTTTCTTCGAAGCGATAAGAAGGCGGAGGGTTTTTAGATCCTCACGTGCTATCTTGAGTGCTTCTTGGACTGGGGTTAGGGTTTTAGTGGTTTTCATAATGTAAAATCTCCGTTTGATTGATTAAAAATTCGCTTTCGCAACAGAGTCAATTCTACTCGGATTGGTGGTCGATGCAAGCGGATCCGTTGCACCAGGTGAAAATCCACTGGTACTTGACCGGATTGCTCAGGTATTGGTCGCATGGGGTAAGGGCGGATCCCGACCGGATTGGTCAAGTATTCGGCTGCTCGGAGATTCAACGGTGGCACGGTTCAGGGGAGATAGAGAGGACAAAGCTCGGAGAGCAGCTCTAGATGGGGCACGGCTCGGACTATGGTAAAATCTCTCTGGAAATTAAGCCTGGTATGAGCAGTATTAGAAAAAAGCTCTGGTAGGTCAAACCACGAATTCAGTAACTTTTTTTCTAAGCCATTTCCAGTAATATTTCGAAATTTCCAAAACTCTCAATCCTAAAATTTTTTCCAGGAGGTTCCTCAGGATTTTTCGAATTTTTTGGAACAAAAGTCAAATGTTCTTCTCCTTTAGTTTGGCTTCGACAGCACGAAAATACTTGTAGGTATCCACCGTATTACATGACTTCAAAGCGGCATCTATTTCCTCATCCGTCAGCCCAACCCATTCACGCTGTTGGCAACAATGACCACACCTCGGGCAGAAAAACTCATGTTCATGTTTTGCAGTTTCATCGACACGTTCTTGCGATATGTCGATGGCAAGGACAGGTGCGGCGTAAACAGGGAATCCATTTGGGTCTTCCCAATAAGTCTGCTCATACCCCTCACCGAACCTGTCTGTTGCTTGTATTACATAAAAAATAGGCTCTTGCTTCTCTGCCTCTGCAATGGCTTGGCGTAGTGCGGTGATGGCCCCACCATTCAATTCGTACCCATCTGTAGAAATTCCAGTTTGCTCAAAGCGTTGTCGCTGTCTGCGTTCAACCAATGACCGATACAACTTGTCGTCACTTTTCGCCATGTCGCCATAGGTATCAATGTCATCAATGATGTCCCAGAGTTTTTCCAAAGCCTCCAATGCTTGCTTCATTGCTGAAATGCTCATTTATTTCACCTCAAATTGTTCGTAGTCAGCGTACTCAACAGTTTTATCTTTACTCAACTCATCTACACGAGCCTGTGCTTTTTCTCTTGAATCGTAGACACCGTCCCATACAGAACCGCCAACATGACCAGCAAAATCTTTTTCTTGATAAGTCACAAAGAAAACATTCATTCTTCAACTCCAAAATGTTCCAAAATTCTGTTGCTTACATTTACTTTGGCTGCGGCTGCATCATAACCAACACCAGCACACTCCCTAACAATCAACTCGGCAAACTGTTCTTGATCAAA